CTGCAGGAAGAACGCGATGTCATCCTGCAGTCCGGGAAAATTCCGGCGTCCCTGAGTCCTCAGGAGAGGCTTGAGACTGCTTACGACATGGCTGTTCGGATCAATCCGACTTCCGCAGTCGAAGCTACTCAAACCCAAGAGGCTCCTGCCGCCAAAACCGAACGTCCTGCAAAGCTTGACGCCGGCACGAAATCCATCCGCGGCGCTCCGACCGGGCAAGACCCGGAAGAAGATGACCCAGACGCAACCGACATCAGAGCGCTGCTTCGCAAGGAATTGCGTCGAGCCTCATAAAGGAACACGACCATGGCTATTGTTACCGATCGTCAGTACCGTCAGGCGCTGACTGCCTCCGTGGCCAAACGATCAAAGATCGTTCAGGACATCGTTCACAAATCCACCCCTCTCACCAAGATCCTCAAGGACTCCGGTCGCATCCGCACCAAGCGGGCAGGCGGTCCTGAGCTTCGCATCCCGATCCAGTTCGACAAGCTGCAGGCGCAGTGGTTCACGGGCTACGACAAGATCGAAATCACGCCGCGTGAACTGCTCAACTCGGCGGTGTTCAATTGGTCGCGCGTCGTCTCGATGTTCTCGCTGACCGGCACCGAACTGATGTACAACCAGGGCGACGAGGAAGTCATCGATCTGATGGACTTATATATCGCTGAAGCCGAAAAGACGATCAAGGAAGAGTGGGAAACCTCGCTCGTCGGCGACGGCACCGGCTCTGGCGGTCGTCAGATGATCGGCCTCGGCGGCGCTGTGCCTATCGTGGCCAACTCCGGCATCTATGGCGGTATCGATCGCGCCGCCGTGCCGAACTGGCGCACGACCTACTACGACGTGACTGCCGGCGACGTGTCCGGTTACACGGCGTGGGACAGCACGACTGCTCGTCCGATCATGGAGAAGGTGGCGCTCGCTCGTTCGCGCAACGCCATGTATCCCGATCTGTGGATCATGGACGCCAACAGCTACTCGGCTGTGTCGGCCTCGATGGTCGCTCACCAGCGCATCACCACGCAGCGTGCGGCAAACCTCGGCTTTGAAAGCCTTGGCGTGTGGACACCTGCCGGTCTGGTGGACGTTGTGGCAGCTGGTGGTATCGGCAACGTCATGCCGACGAATACCATCTTCGCGCTGAACACCGATGGTCTGGCTATCTACGAGTTCCCCGGCCAGGCATTCGTCCCGTTCCATCCCGGAGACGGCATCCGCCCGATCAACCAGGACGCCTTCGCGCAGGGCATCGTCTGGTCTGGTCAGTTCGTGGTTGAGAATCCCCTCAGCCAAGTTCGCATCAAGACCGCTTAACGGAACACAGGAAAGGAAATCATCATGGCAAACTCTGTTCCATTTCGCACTACGCCGCAGCTCGGTCCGCAGTTGTCGGACGTATTCACCGGGCTGCCCTATTGGGACATGCAGCTCGGCATCAGCAGCGGGAATACCGGTGGCAGCCCATCCTATAAGCTTGGCGATATTGAAATGGGCGACGACGGCCGGGAATACTACTGGGTCCAGGCCTCGGCGGATATCGCCGCAACCGCCACGACCGGCACTCAGGTGGTTATCACCATGCCGGGCTACACCGTCGCAACGGGATCCGGCGGGTTCTATACGCCGGTCAATACGGCCATCACGTCCGGCCAGTATTTCCACGTCAGCCGCGGCGCCAAGAACGCCGTTCCGGCCTAAGCCAGTCCTCCCGCAACTTAGGGGCGGCCTTCGGGCCGTCCTTTTTTATTCCTCCTCAGACAAGGAAACACAATGGCCGATTCAGTCGCAATTGATACGCGAGAGATCACGATCACTCCGCTGTTCCGATACGAGAGCATCGAGGACATCAACAAGTCGGAGCGCGAAGGCCATCTGGTCAAGAAGATGATCCAGGTGGTTGAAGTCCGGTTCGCCGGTACGAAGCATTACTGCCCGGTTTTCCCGGTCGATGCGGTTTGGAAGACCGAGAACGGCCAAAAGATCACTTATGCCGAGCGCTGGTCCGATCAGTACCGCTCCTTCGTTGCGGGCGCCAATCAGGAAGCACAGGGCACTCCGCTTGAGATGCTGAACGCATACGGCATGTCCGACGCCAACCTGTCGCTGTGCCGCGCGCTTCGCATCTATTCGATCGAGGCGCTGTATCACCTGGAAGGAGATGCTCTCAAGAGCCTCGGCATGGTCAGCAATTCCCTCAAGGAGATGGCCCGCGCTTACATGGCTGATCGCGCGAAGAGCAATGACGGCGTGGCCGAAATGGCGGCGTTGCGTGCCGAACTTGCCGCCCTGAAGGCGCAGATCCCGGTCAAGGAGCCTTCGCCGGAAGAGATTGAAGCGCTTCTGAAGGCATCAAACGATGAGTTCGACTCCATGAGCGAGGATATGCTGAAGGAGAAGATCGCCGAGATCACTGGCAGCAAGCCCCGTGGCAACCCGTCACGCGCCACGCTTCTGTCATCCATCCGTGAGCTTTCGGCCGCCTGATGAGCGTTCTCAGCGCCTGTCAGGACGCCATTGCAAGGCTTGTCGCAAGACGGCCGAACTCTGTGTTCGCTTCCGACGATGAGATTTGCGTGGAAATCGCAAGCCTCGCCAATGAAGCGGCCACGGATATTGCAAAGGCGAATGATTGGCAGGCGTTGACCACGCTTAAAGTGTTGACCGGCGATGGAGTGACTGAAGGATGGCCTCTGCCTGATGACTATGACCGCATGGTGAATGGAACGGATATTCACTCCGGCACCTGGACCTATATGCGGTATGCCAGTTCACCGTCTTTGGACAACTGGCAGGATCTGAAGGCGCTGCTACCTGCAATTCCGCCTGGTTACTGGACCATTCTGCAGAATGTGATGCAGTTCGTTCCGACAATTAGCTCGGGGCAGGACGCTCGGTTCTATTACGTCAGCAATAAATGGGCTCGCACTGCAGCTGGTGCGCCAAAGGCATTGTTTGACCGGGATGACGATACTTTCGCCTTGGACGACCGTCTATTGACGCTGGGACTGATCTGGCGCTGGAAGTCCATGAAGGGCATGGATTATCAGGAGGATATCCGAAACTACGACATTGCCTTGTCCCAATCCATGTCGCGAGACAAAGGCTCCAGGGTGATCCGCAAGGGCGGCCCGGACTGGAGTGGGCTTAACGTCAGCGTTGGCTGGCCATGGGCGCTAGGCTGATGTTACGCGGATCTCCAGCCTCAACCCCAAACCGTCGCAGGCGGGCAGAGGTAGCGACGTTCACGGCTCCTGTCGCCGGCTGGATCAGCAATCGCGCCTTGGCCATTCCGACCGGCGAAGGTATGCCGCAAGGCGCGCAGCGTCTCGACAACTTCTTTCCGACCGCAACCGGATGCGTTCTGCGCCGCGGGACGAATGTATATGCACAAATCAGCAATACCGGTCTGCCCGTTCTGTCGCTGTTCAAATACATCGTCGGCGAGAACGTCCGAATGTTCGGCGCCACGGAAGACACGGTTTATGACATCACGACAGTTGCCTATCCCGAGAATTTCAGCCTCTCGGTTGACCAGGGCGACGACCTTCTTATTGACGATGATGACAACACGATCGGCGAGAACTCGGGCGAGGGGCTGGAGGTCTACGAGAGCACGTTAGGCGGCGATTGGGTTACGGTACAGTTCGGGATCACCGGCGGCACCTATCTGGTTGGCGTGAACGGGGAGTCTACGGCTTTCATCTTCGACGGGACCGACTTCTTCCCATATGCCGGAAGTGACGTTCTAAAGCTCAACTATGACACTCAGACGCTGCCATTTGTAGCCGGCGGTACTGTCACGGGCGGTACGTCGGGCGCGACTGCGACGGTTTATAAGGTTGTCCCGTCTATTACGCCCAATGAAGGTACGCTTTGGCTAACCAACAAGACTGGAGCCGCATTCCAAAATAACGAGACGCTGACAGGCAGCGGCGGTGCTGCGCTTGCGAATGGTACGGCCACGACGGTTGCGACGGCTATCACGTTCCCTTCCGCATATCCCGGCCTTACGACCGCCGATCTGGCGTTCGTCTGGATCTACAAGGAGGCGCTTTACTTCATCGAGAAGAACAGCCTTCGCGCCTGGTACCTCGAACCCGACATGATTGGCGGCGAGCTTAAGCCTTACCCGTTGAATGGCTTCTTCGATAAGGGCGGTTCATTGCTTTGGGGCCAATCATGGTCCTTGTCGTCGTCGGATTCGGGCGGTCTATCGTCCCAGAACGTGTTTACCACGACCGAGGGTGAGAGCGCAGTATTCCAGGGTATCAACCCCTCGGATGCGTCTTGGTCGCAGGTTGGCGTCTATAGCGTCGGCAAGCCGCTTGGGAAGCACGGGTTCATCCGAGCTGGCGGCGATATCGTGATTGCGACCGACGTTGGCGATATTGCTTTGTCCAAAGCTGTTCAGGTCGATTACTCGGTTCTGGCGCCGAACGCGGTTAGCTATCCTATCAATGTCGATTGGAACGATGCGATCAACGCGCGGGGCAGGAATTGGCATTGCGAAGTCTGGCCGGAAGGTCAGATGGCGATCGTCATTCCGCCCAATACTGACTCGCTCGACCCCATCTGGTTTGTCTCCAACGCGAACACCGGAGCTTGGGCACCATTCACCAATTGGCGCGCGAACTGCGTTCTGTCGTGGAATGGCCGGCTGTTCTATGGCTCGGACAACGGATACGTGTTCGAGGCGATGGTTGGAGGAACGGATAACGGTGATCCCTACACCGGGGTCTATGTTCCGCTGTTCTCGGATGTAGGCAAACCGACTGCGAACAAGTCAGCGCGTATGGCCAGGGTGGAAACCAAGAGCCGCGCAGCTATTAACGAGAAAGTCTCGTGCCTTTTCGACTTCGACACTGCTGTAGGAGCGCCGCCGGATTCGTCCTTGGTGCCAGTCGGCAACGAATGGGACAACGCCACTTGGGATCTATCAATCTGGGATGCAAACCGTAGCGCGGTCATTACGAAGCGCCGGCATTCAGTCGGCGGCAACGGCTATCGCCTTGCACCAGTGTTCCAGGTAACGAGCGGCGCAGTGGTGCCTCTCGATGTTGAGATCGTCACCTTGGATGTCACTTTCGAATCCGGGGATGCATTCACTTGACGCCGGTTTACTTCGGACCTCGTTCATCGCCGCTGCAGAATACGACGGTCGGTCGCTTCGTCTGTGAGTTGATCTGGCAAAAGGCCGAGGCGATCCGCGACTATTGCACGATGGGTGTATTCGATGGTGACAGGCTTATCGCCGGTACACTCTACCATAACTGGCACCCGGAAACGGGCGTGATCGAACTTACGAGCGCATCGCTGACAAAGCGATGGCTGACACGAAAAGTCGTCAACGCAATGTTCGATCTCCCGTTCCAGAATCTCGGATGCCAGATGGTTGAACGGGAGATCGAACATTGCGTTGACGACT